CACTGCTCCCGCCGTCTCGGCGAATTCCCACACACACCGTGTATGTGTGGAGTTATCCAAAGAACTATCATAGGAAGACCATGCCATACTACCGAGAGATAAGCAATCGCCTGCCTGTATCTGTGAAGATGCAACAGGAGTATCAGGGTTCCGTCGTCAATTCCATTAATGGGATTGATTACGACGAATGGACCCGGATAACTACATTTCGGTCTGGATCCCCAAAAGGATCTTTTTCGTCGAACATTGTCGACGATTCTCAGGCCGATCCGTATGCTTATTTTCTCAACTCGACCCGTGACTCCAAATTCACGGACGCACTCAGCGCCCGCGGTATGGATCTCACACCGATGCCTCCTGATCGTGGACATGCGTTCACGCTCGAGAGAAAGCGCCAGTTATGGCGCGGCAACGGTTCCTGGACGACTAGTCCTTATGTTTGGACTGTCAAAGGGTGGACCTATTCTGGTTCACTCTCTGCTCCCGTATCGAATTTGGATACGTGGGCATACCAGCAGTGGGGTCGTTTGGCACCTACTTCGGTGGTATTCGATGCTGCACAATTCTTCGGCGAGCTCCGCGAGGGGCTACCGAGTGTTGTGCCTTCCCTTCTTAAAGGGAAGATTTCCTTTTTCAAGGATCTAGGCAAAGATTACCTCAACGTTGAGTTTGGGTGGAAACCCTTTCTCAGCGATTTGCAGAACGCTGCCAAGGCATTGCTTAATGCCCAGACTGCGCTCAGCCGGCCTTACGGACCGGTGCATCGAAGTAGTACGGTGGAATACCCGGACACCTCTGATTATGGAGAAGGGACCAGAAATGGCTCCATTCTCCTTCAGGATGTCCCGACTTACTTGACCTCTTCGGAGATCAGTAAGGCGTACCCGGGAGGTCTTCTCCCGGCTGGGTACACGTCGCTTGGACTGGGCATATCCACTTATACAACACAGAAGAATTGGTTTGAAGCCAATTTCTTCCTGTTGCCTAAGATTGGGTATGACCCGTCCGACTTTGTTTCGCGACTTGATTCCCTCGTGAACACAAGGATTACACCTTCTGTTCTCTGGGAATTGACACCATGGTCTTGGCTCGTCGACTGGGGCCTTAGAATAGGCGATGCTCTGCAGACCGCAGAGCGCCTGGCCGACGATCGTGTTCACGCTCAATATGCCTATGGTATGCGCCACACAACTGTGCGACGTCATGCAAAGGTTATTGAAAACCCGCGTAACCTTAATCTCTCGAGTGCTACACTCTTGGAGAAGAAGGAACGCGTGCGCGCGAACCCCTATGGGTTCAAGGTGGGTGGCTATTCCGGGCTTAATGCCTGGCAACAGTCAATCCTCCTAGCTCTTGGTCTCACAAAGACCAGGATCTGAATTATGCCTTACCGCTGGCTTCGCGGCAATCACACAACTCATTCCCTTGGAGGGCCTAGTGCTCGCTGACCCGCAGTCCGTTACCATCTCTGGTACGGCCATTTCTCTGCCGAAGACTGACGATCGTCCTCAGACGAACGTCTATTCTTCCTTCGCCGACGGTGTTACCTTGTTTGGGACGCAGCGCGTCACAGGCAAGGACAACCGTCGACGTGCGACTGTTTCTCTCCAGAAGGAGAAGATCGCTGCTGACGCCCTCACGGCCGTCAATCAGCGTGTCGCATCCTCTGTCACGGTCTCATTCTCGTTCCCCGCGGGGTTTACGACGACTGAGGTCGAGGCACAGGCGGCAGCACTCATCACCTGGCTTACTGCCAGCACCAACGCGAATCTCAAGAAGATTCTCGCTGGAGAGCGATGAGTGGCTTGGAAGCGCTCGTTGTTTGTGGAATCGTCGTGCTGATCTCGATCAGCATCGGCGCGTTCACACTCGCAGCTTCGCGCAACCGGTCATAGAGTACTAGGCTTGGATGCCTACCCTCAAGTGGGAGACATGAAAAGCCTACTAACTCTCCATCTCTCCGTCCTGCAAGATGTAGGACAAATCTGCTCCGCCGAGACGTCACGGGATGCTTCACGCACCTCGTTACGTTGGGAACACGAGGGTGATTCGTTTTTGACGATCACTCTCCCAAATTTCGCCAAGGCCCTTGAGAAAGGCCTTTCAGACGGAATTTGGCCGCGTCACGACGCACTTGGTTTCAAGTACGTCGGAGGTCTCCCCGCATTTCTGCGAGGTTTCCTCACGCTTGTGTTCCACCCCTCTGGAATCATTCTGGATTCCCCATCAACTGATGCGATCTTTGCGATCCGTCAGTTTTGCCTTCTTAGTCAGAAGGTTGATCGCGACCCTAGCCCTGTAAGGGTGAAGGCCGCTATCGATGGGTATCTGAATACCGAGGTTGTACTTGGAATGAGTAACTGGGTTGAAACTGATCCAGTTCCTCAGAAGGTTCGAAAGGCCTTCGTTTCCTTGTACTCGGATCTGCTCTCAAACCTCGATCGCAAGATCCGTGAGTTTGAGCTCATTCCGAATCACGGTCCTGGTTCCACTTCCGATGGGTTGACCCCTTATCAGAAGTGGGACCTTACCTACTGGCCGGATAGACTTAATCAAGTCTTTCCGTACTGGAGGTATTCTCAGAACACTATCGTGTCCTGGGAGTCCCGTGATTACCAGTCCATCGAACAGGAGATCCCCGTAAAGGTGATCACTGTTCCCAAGACCCAAAAGGGTCCGAGGATCATTGCGATGGAACCTGCTACTGTGCAGTATGCACAGCAGGCTCTTAAACGTGAGATCTATGAGGCCGTAGAGGCTTCCGATCTCTCGCTTCTGATCGGTTTTACTGATCAGAGTCGCAATCAGGCACTTGCCCAAAAGGCATCAGTGCTTGGCGATCTTGCCACACTCGACTTGAGTGAAGCTTCAGATCGCGTGTCTTGGAAGATTGTCCAGTTCCTTTTTCAAGGCTGGCCTAATCTCCTCGACTTCCTCGACGCTACGCGTTCGCGGACTGCGAATGTCTCAGGTGAAGTAATTCACCTTGAGAAGTTTGCATCGATGGGCTCTGCTCTCACATTCCCTGTTGAAGCAATGATCTTTACGGCCATTGCAGTAGCCAGGGTATGGGAAGCAGACGGTAGACCGTCCAGGGTCAGCTCTCTAGCTGGCCGGGTCAGTGTGTACGGAGATGACATCGTCATCCCCGCCCACATGGCGGACGGCGTGATATCGGACCTTGAAATTCTTGACTTCAAGGTGAACCGCAATAAATCTTTCTGGACTGGTTTGTTCAGAGAGTCTTGCGGTACAGACTGGTACGCTGGCACAGACGTGTCAGTGATCAGGCTCCGAGCGGACGTACCAACGTCCCGCCGCGATGCAACGCTCATTTCGAAGTTGACCGATTTCCGCAACAGAGCTTATCACTCTGGCTTGTGGAGGTTGGTCCGGTCAGCCGATTTTATGCTTGATGAAGTTATCAAGCTCCCAAACCACACTGCAAAGCGTGGTACGGCTGCCGATCTTGGTGTCCTTGCAAAGGATACTTTCCTGAATACAGTGATGGATAAGTCGGTCTATTATGACCGTTCTAACCAGATCTGGAAAAGGAAGTACCCTCGTCTTCGAGCACAGGCGAAAGCCTGGGATCGGAAAGACGAGCGAGGGCTCCTCGAGTGGTTCCATCAATCGCTTCACGCGGTTGACCCTCTCGACGCTCATGAGCGCCAAGAACGTCCCATTGCGTTCAGCATATCAATGGGTGGAGTTGAGTGGCATCCCTGCTGCTCAACTGGTCTTTTGACCTGCGAACTGGCTTAACACACCAGTTGTGAGGAT